AATTTTAGCGACTTAATTGATAGTTTCATCAAAGATTTAGCTAGGTATGAATTACGCTTATTCTTATTCCAACAATATCAACAACATATTCGTCCTGGTTTAGGTCTTGGTGGTCCTGCTATACCTGGTCAAGGTGCTGCTAGTGGCGGTGGCGGATTTAGTTTTGGAAATTTCTTTAGCGGTTTTGGTGGTAGTGGTGCAGGTAGTGTTACTGGCTCTAGCGGTACATATGCAATGGATGCTTTTAGTTTAGCTGCTAAAGGTGCTGCTTTTGATGAGCGTAGTAATAAGTTTGCCAAAGGCGGAGCATTTGATCAGGGTTATACTGTACATCCATTTGCTAGAGGCGGCAGTTTTACTAACAGCGTAGTAAATGAACCTACTATGTTTAAATTTGCTCAAGGCACTGGCTTAATGGGCGAAGCTGGTCCAGAAGCCATTGTACCATTAATGCGAGATAGTAGCGGCAATCTTGGAGTTAGAACTGACGGTGGCAATGCTGGATCTCATGTAAATATTGTTATTAACAACAATACTAGTGCAGAAGTACAGACTAATGAAGCCACAGACGGCCGAGGAAATCGCAGTATTGAAATAACTATTGGTGACATGGTAGCAAGACAAATTGCTAGTAAAAATAGTACATTACAACAAACTATGGGTGCAGTATACGGTAATAGACCTGCGCTAGCAAGGAGATAAACTATGGCTAATATTAATTGGCCTACTGCAAATGGTTTTCCACAAGTTCCACAAAAAGGCTTTCAGGAAACTGTACAAGTAGGAGTTATTAGAAGCCCCATGGATATGGGGCCAGCAAAAGTTCGTAGACGTAATGCTAGAACTAGCACTATGAATCTTAGTTTTATCTTAACTACTGCTCAAACACAAACATTAGAAACATTTATAAAAAGCGATATTCGTGGTGTGGCAAGGTTTAACTTTCCACATCCACGATTGTTGGGAACTACAGTAGAAGCAAGAATTATACCACAAGGTGAAGGTGAATTCTATACACTAACATACCTAGCGCCCGGATACTGGAGTGCTAGTTTAACTTTTGAAATATTGCCATGAGAGGATTAAGTGAAGCCGCTGTAAGGGCCATGTATTCTTCAGAAACTGAAGAAGCAATTATATTACTATTAACTGTATACGACCCTAAAGACAATGAAACCGAAGTACTACATTTAGCTGATAATTTTACGCAAAGGCTAGAACAATTTACTACTGATACTGATGTAGTATACGGAGTCAGCGTATCAGGATCAGCTAATTTAGGTACTGTAGATGTTCAAAGTAGCGATTTTAATGGCACTACAAATACATTAAATAGTTATTTTAAAGTAAACGGCGTAACTGTTAACTATACCTTTAGTCGTGGGCATACGGTTATGGTATTAAATCCAGCTACTTTTGCTGTTGAAAGTATAACTACGTATGATACTTATGGTTTGGGTAATTCGCAATCACTTAAAGCAGGACTTCAAGCAATAGCCACTGGAAAATTAGTGTGTATTGGTAGTTGGGATGCTACTACACTAGATCAATCAACCAGAGATTATATTAATCAACAATTTTATACTACTAAAACCGATACTTGGATACCTACAAGAATTACACATACTGTAATTGGTGTAAAAGGTAATCGCTATGTTAAACCTATAGAAGTAGTAACTAGCGCTAGTAGTGGATTTTTATCTCATTTTGTATTAAATAGTGCTTATAACAATGGTACTAGTATTAATAGTACTAGTCCTGGTTATAGCACTATTTGGACTAGTGCAGAATTATTAGTTGGCAATACAGCGATTGTTCGTAGCACAAACTCTAGTTACAGTGATTTTATAAATCAATACGGAGTATGGTTAAAGGATACTACTGCTGCAAGTTTTGATCGAACTGTAAATGTGTATTTTCCAAAAACTGCAAATTACATAATTACTGGTAGTTGTGACAATTCTGGAGCAGTTTATATAGACGGTGTCTTAGTTTTAGGAATAGGTGATTATACTAATACGTATAATGCTTCTGTTGCGGTTACAGCAGGAACACATAGTGTACGCGTATTAGGTGTAAATAGTGGTGGCCCAGGATCAATGGCTGTAACTATTGAGGGTGCTGGTCTTTCAAAAGATTTTGTATTTTTTCCAATGGAAATTACCCTACCATCAGAAAGTGATGATGGTAGTTCTAACTGTACAATTGCAATTAATTTTGCTAGTAAAGAACTAATTGAGTTTATCAGAACAAATTTAACCTCACCAGCTAAAATCCTACTACAACTTGTGCTGTCAAGTAATCCCGGATATGTAGAGGCTTCATTTTCAAATTTTTATATAACTGGTGTAACCTATAGTGCTCAAGGTGTAAATCTTGATCTTAGTATGATTAATTATAGCACAGAACCATTTCCTGCCTATAATTTTTCTCCAAAATATTTTCCAGGACTGTTCTAATGTGGCATAATAAGTACATAGGATTACCATACAAACATAATGGCAGAGATCAGTCAGGTATTGATTGCTGGGGATTAGCACGTCTGGTATATCAAGAACAATTTAATATTTATTTGCCAAGTTTAGTTGATGACTATAATGGTGCTACTGGAGAAAATGTTAGCGAAGTAACACGTATTCAAAAAGAATCTTGGCAACTAGTTACTACACCAGAAGTACCTGATGTATGTGTATTTAATATTTTAGGTCAGCCTACTCACGTTGGCGTTTATATTGGTAATAGAAATTTTCTACATATCAATGAAGGCCATACTAGTATAATTGAATCACTGGATAACGCTAAATGGGCAAAAAGACTAGAAGGTTTCTATAGATACTCTTCGCGACAAATTCAATTAACCGGCGCTCCGCATCCACTACAAAATCAAATAGCTACCGACTGGGTAGCAGCAGGAAAAAACTTAGAAGAGTTATCGGTATATATTAAACAAAAATATCAAATTAGTGATAGATTGTTTGAAAGAATTATAATAGTTGTTGATGGTGTACCAGTTGATAAAATATACTGGCATACCAGAGTACTATTACCAGGCGAAACTGTAGCATACAGAGTACTAGCTGGTAAAAATGCTGCAAGAACTATATTAACAATTGCATTAGTTGTAGCAGTTGCATACTTTGCTCCACAAGTTGCATTAATGGCAGGTGCTCAAGGTACTTTTGCATATACAGCGGCATATGTGGCTACGGCTTTTGCAATAAGTTATGTTGGCGGTCAATTAATTAATGCAATTGCACCAGTTAGGCAGCCAGATCCAGTAAATGATCCAGGCACTGCAGGAACCTTAAATCTGTTTAATGGTACAACCAACCAGATGAATAGATTTGGAGCCATCCCTGTTGTCCTAGGCAAAGTCCGTATGACAGGGGTACTTGGTGCACAACCTTATATTCACAGTTTAGAAAATAGTAATAATATTAGTACTATACTAATCTGGGGTTTTGGTCCACTGTTAATTGAAGATTTACAAATTGGTACTATACCTATTGCTAGTTTTTATAATGACTTAACTACAGGCACATTAAGTCAACTAGCGCCGGCACATCTTTATGGTTATTCTACAGAAGACCAAGAAAGTTTTAACAATCTTTATGGTCAAGAAGTTCAACAAGTATATGCAAGTGCTGGCGGGCCAGTAGAGTTAGTAAATAACGATACTTTAGGTAATCCTTGGACAGAAATTAGTTTAACTGATGAAGTTACTAGCATGGCTTTAAGCTTTACATTTCCACAGGGATGTAGAGCAATTAATGTAAAAGATGGAAAAATAAGTACTGCACAAACAGATATAGAAATTCAATATAAAACACATTATCAAGCCGATGGTGTAACAGAAAATAAAACTAATTGGATTACTACTGGTACATATGCTACATCAGTTAATTCAAATTTACTGACTCAACAAACAAAAACTTGGGTTGTGCCTATTCCAGCGCCTATTGATTTTCCGGAAACTACTACTAATCCTGACTATCCTACACTATATCAATGGTTTGTGATTAGTATTGGTCAAGGTGGTCGCCTTACTATGACTGAGGGAACACCAACTAATGATCCTGCTAGCAGTGTACCGCCACGAGATTTAAAAAGTTATTTTTATCAGAAAAATTTTGCAAGTTT